ACCGGTGTTCTAAGCCAAACGCTCAAATCATTTGTGATACAAACCCGGACAGCCCGGAGCATTGGCTGAAAAAGGACTATATCGACAAGGCGGGAACAGAAAAAGGCAAGGATATTCTTGAGTTCAAGTTTGAACTTGACGACAATACATTCTTACCTGACGACTACCGAGAACATATCAAGAACGATACACCAAGCGGAATGCTTTATGACCGCAATATCAACGGTCTTTGGGTTGCTGGTGAAGGTATGGTATATCCGGACTTTGACCGCAAGACAATGTCAATCAGTCAACAGGAGATGAAAGAGCTGCACTTTGACAGAATTGTCTGTGGTGTTGACTGGGGCTGGGAACACTGGGGCTCGATTGTCGTTGTTGGAATAGACGCAGGGCAAGACGTACAGCATAGTAATTACTATGTTATTCGTGAATATGCTCATCAGCATTACGACATTAACGACTGGGTTTCAGTGGCAAAGGATATTGTTTCAGAGTTCGGCAACGTCCCGTTCTATTGTGATTCTGCTCGACCTGAACACGTGGCAAGGTTCGTCAATGAAGGACTGAATGCAATTAATGCTAACAAGTCAATCATGCCGGGCATTGAAGCAGTGGCAAAGGCAATGAAGCAAGGGCGATTCAAAATTGACTATGAACACACACCGAGGTTTAGAGAAGAGATTTTCACGTATGTTTGGAACGAGCAGACGGGAATGCCAAACAAACAAATGGACGATACGCAAGACGCCATTCGTTATGCAATATACAGCGACTTGCAAGTCCAAGAACAACGCAAGCAATCAAACATTAATGACAGATTAGCAGCATTGAAGAATTTAGGTTTCTAAGGAAGTGAGAGAATGACAGACACTAACAACAAGACAAACGATTTTGAACTGGATATTGATACGCCAACAGCAAGTGAATTCATGACATATTACAGCGAAAAAGCAAACATGGTCTACAAGTATTCAGACGCTGACAGTTTGCTTGAACACCCTGAAATCTTGGTTAGCATGATTAATCATCATCGCCAAAACCAAGTTCCGCGGTTGCATTCGCTAGACCATTATTACAAAGCCGAAAACGATACGATTATGAATCGGCCAGCACGAAAAGAAGCGGGCAAAGCTGATTATCGTATCGCAAACAACTTCGGCAAGGTCATCAGTTCATTCATGGTTGGATATATGGGCGGCAACCCCATTCAAGTTCAAGATAAGAAAGACGACAAGGTTCAGAACGTCATTACAGAAGCGAACGACACCAACAACGCAGATGAAGAAAACAGCAACCTGTTGCTTGACTTATCAAAGTATGGACGGGCTTACGAAATCTTATGGCGTGACGAACAAGACAATAATCGCTTTGCTTTGTCTAGCGTGTTTGATACGTTCGTCATCTATGACACAACGATTGAAGAAAAACCAATCATGGCAGTTCGCTATCCAAGCTTAGGCTTTGAAACAGACGGGCAGACAATGTGCCAACCAATCGTATACACGGCTTACAAGGTTATCACGTACCGTCCTTGCAGTTCTTCCGAAATTGAATTGATTGACCCGCAAGAAGAGCTTCATAGCTTTGGCGATGTGCCGGTTATCGAATTCAAGAACAACCGTTTCCGCCGTGGAGATTACGAAGACGTTATTCCTTTGATTGACGCTTACGACGCCGCCGAAAGTGATACATCAAACTATATGTATGACTTCAACGACGCAATGCTTTGGATAAACGGCGACTGGACGATGAACGGAATGAGTGCCGATGATATGATTCGCTTGAAGAAGGCGAATATCTTAGCAACGACGGACGCAACATCGCCACAGGGGACACGCTATCCAACAACAGCACAATATCTCTACAAGCAATATGACGTTAACGGGACAGAGGCACACAAGAAGCGGCTGGTTGATGACATTCACAAGATTAGCTGCGTGCCAGATTTGACCGATGAAAACTTTGCTGGAACTCAAAGCGGGGAAAGCTTGAAATACAAGCTCTTAGGCTTAGACCAAGTTGTCGGTATCAAGTCAAGAATGTTTGAAAAAGGTTTAATGCGGCGCTACAAACTTATTCTTTCACTTTCTAACACCGTTCAAGAGTTATCGCAGGTTGATAGCTCAAACATCGAAATCACGTTCAATTACAATCTTCCGAAAGCAATCAACGATGACTTGACCGCATACATTGGCGCTGGTGGTCGCATTTCAGAGCAAACATTAATGGCTCTATTCCCTGAATTAATTGCAAACCCTGACGCTGAAATGAAAGCCGTTAAGGACGAAGAACCAGCAATGAATTTCATGAGTCAAGAAGAAACGACACAGCAACAGGAAGAAAGCAAAGCCAAGCAAGAGATGAAGCAAGATGATTAATTTCGATTATTGGCAACAGCGGGAAAGAGAACGGGAACGATACTTGAATAGCTCGGTTGACCGGGCAGAAAAGATTATCGTTCAGCAGCTCGAAGTCGCTAAGCAAGAGATACAGAACCTAATCAATAGCTTTTGGGTCAAGTACGCCGACAAGAACGGAATAACCGTCAATCAAGCGTACCAAATGGCTGACAAAATGGACGTGCAAGTATTTGCTAAGCAAGCGCAGAAATATGTTGAAGAACATAACATGAGCGCCACAGCGAACCGACAAATGAGTTTGTACAACCTGAAAATGAAAGTCAGTCGGTATCAGCTTTTGTTGAACCAAATTAATTTGGAATTGGCAAAGCTCTGTGACAACAACATTGACACCATGAAGGACACGTTGACGGACAACGCCAAGCAAGACTTGCAGACAATGCAGCAGGCTTTGGATTTATCAAACTCATACCTAGTCCAAGCATTGCCCGGAATTGTTTATGCTAACCACGACAACGCAACATTCATGGACAGGTGGTACAACACCGGGAACAACATTTACAGCGCCTTAGACAAGACGTTGCGGGCGGCTATTATTAACGGGGATAACCCGACAAAGTTTGCCAGTAAACTTGCTAAAGCGTTCGAGGTTGCACCGTATGAAGCTCGGCGGCTGCTGATAACCGAAAGCTCATTCGCTCATCAAAAGATACAGCAGAAATGCTATGACAAAGCGAACGTTGATGAATACGTTTATGTTGCGGAAAGCACAGCTTGTGATACTTGTAAGTTGCTTAATCGCAAGCATTTCAAAGTATCAGAAATGGAGCCGGGAGAGAACGCTCAACCAATGCACCCGAATTGCCGTTGCAGCACAGCTCCGTATGACCCGTCACAGGAAGATGACGCATTCCAAAAGCAACTTGAAGAAGCACGGAAATTCAAGGAAGCAAACAAGCACCTTGGGAAGCCGTCAGCACCTGACGAATTGACTAAAGATGAAGAAGCAGCAGTCAAAAGATACGTTGGTCCTGATTCGTACAAGCTGAATGCTAAATTAAGGAGTGGCGAGCCTTTATCAAATCAAGAAAAAGCCTTTGTTGAAAATCTTGATTATGCTTTAGATAAATTGCCTAAGTATACAGGAAAAGGGCCACTTAATAGGTCAATGTATACAAACTCAATGGATAATAAGAAAGAGTTCATTAGTAATCTAAAAGAAGGGAATGTGATAAGCTCTCCAGCTTATACATCTACTTCAAAAGGAATGTATGATCCAGACGCCGATATTCAAATTTCAATATCAAAAAGCTTAGGTGGCGCAGATTTAACAGGGAAAAACGGTTATAATAATAGTGAACAAGAGGTAATATTTCCAAGAAATACAAAATTTAGAATTATTAATTGCGTAAACAAAGACGGAACTTATTATGTCTCTGTTAAGGAGGTTTAAAATGGGTAAGAAACCATATTCAGATAAACGTTGGACGCAAGACTTAGGCTTTAAGGTAACAAAAGGTAGTAAAAAAGACATAACAAAAGAAGATAAAGCAAAGGCTACAAAAGACATTAAAAAAATGATTTCTTTTGTAGAAAAACATAAATAATTTATTGACCAATTGCCGTGATGTCGTTAAAAGCACCGGCTTAATTCAACACTGAACGGGGAATTTGAACAAAGAACGCTGGCGAACTGGTCGCAAACCGGGGCGCTATTTTTTTACTCAAAATTTACTGCTCGGGAAAGGAGAAAACCATATATGGCAGAAGAAGATATTCAAAACCAACCGACAAACGGTGGCGAAGAACAACCAAAAGAAAACACGGAAGGCTTACCGCAAAGCCAATCAGAATTAGACTCAATCATTGGCAAAGCGATTGATAAAGCTTTGAAAAACAATGACAAGAAATGGGCTGAAAAGACGGAACAGGCAGTAGCAGACGCTAAGAAAGAAGCTGAAAGCTACGCTAAGATGACGCAAGCTCAACGCAAAAACGCTGAAATTGAAAAGCGCGAAAAAGCATTAGATGAACGGGAAGCAAAACTCAATCACAAAGCCTTGATTGCGGACATTCGAGCTGATTTGACTAAAAAAGGTTTGCCAACCGTGTTTGCTGAAGCTCTTTCATTGTTGAAAGACAACGAAGCAATCGCAAGCGCCACACAAGAAATCAAAGACGCTTGGGATAAGTCGGTCAATGACCGGCTCAAAGCCAACGCTCGGCAAAAGACACCGGGAACGAGTGCTGAAAGTATTCACGTTGGCTCATCATTAGCAGATTTTGCTAGAAAAAACCGTATCATCAAATAAATTAAGGAGGAACAAAATTTATGGTTTTAACTCGCGAAACATTTACACCAGAAAACGTCATGATGAGAGAAGCAAAGGACGGTACAGTCCCTGCTAAATATCAAGACCTCATCTTGAAAGACGTCATGCAAAACTCAAAAATCATGCAATTATCAAAATTCGTTGAAATGGACGACTTAGCTAAGACTTTCCAAGTGTTCTTAGACGGACCAGGAGCATACTGGGTTGATGAAGGTAATCGTATCCAAACATCAGCTCCAAGCTACAAGAACATCACTATTCAAGCACACAAATTGGCTGTTATCTTGCCAGTATCAAACGAATACTTGAAATATCAAGCAGGCGACTTCTTCAATGTTATGCAACCACGCATTGCAGAAGCATTTTACAAGAAGTTTGATGAAGCAGCTATCTTAGGTGTGGACAATCCATTCAAGTTCTCATTATCTCAATCATCAACAGCTGCGGGTGATGACATTCAAGGCGATATCACTTACCAAAACATTCTCGCCTTGGAAGATAAGATTACCGACAATGATAACGAACCAAATGCTTTCGTTTCAAAAGCTCAAAACAACACGCTCTTACGGAATGCACAATTAGTTCAAAACGGCGTTGTTCAATCATTATATGACCGTCAAAACGGCGAAATTGACGGCTTGGCAACAGTCAACCTCAAGTCAACAAACATGAAGAAAGGCGAATTGTTTGCTGGGGACTTCGACTACGCTTACTACGGGATTCCGGGAACAATCGAATACACAATCTCAAACGATGCCCAACTTTCAACAATCACAGCAGCAGACGGCAAGCCTGTAAACTTGTTTGAACAAGACATGTCAGCATTGCGTGCAACAATGACAGTTGGCTTCATGATTGTTAAGGACGGCGCATTCTCACACTTAACACCAAAAGCAGCTGCTTCAACAAGCGCAAGCTCATCAACAGGAAAGTAGAGGAATAACTAATGGCGGATAATCAAATATATGAAACTGCTCAACAGGTCAAGACAATGATAAGCGGGACGACTGATGAAAAGCTCGCAGTCATTGAAACGTTGACCCGCCAACGATTAGCCCGCTTGCTACATCTTACAGACACAACACAAATTCCGGACAGCTTCAATGACATCGTTCAAGACGTTATGCGGAAACGGTTCAATCGTATCGGCAACGAAGGATATAAAAGCTATTCAGAAGCAGGAGAAGCCCTGACATTCCCGGATAGCGACTTTGACGAATACCAAAACGAAATTGACGACTACCTGAACACAACAGGCAACGGCAAGGAACAACACGCAAGGTTCTATATCTATTGAGATATGAACACAGTGCGGTATTCGTAAAGAACACCAACCCGAATGATTACCAAGGCAAGACATACGCAGCCAATATTACGCAAATGAGCCCCGACCAAGCTATCCCGATTTTCGGGGACGCAAAGCGGCGCTCATATATCGTGAGAATTGGCGAAAGTTTGCCGGTCACTTCGGGATATATCCAAGTTGACGGAGAGTTGAACCTTGAAATCAGTCAAGCAATTCAGCACCGCCACGCAACGGCAATTTATTGTTTGAAATATGTGGGGCGGCTATGAGTTACGAGTTTGACGGCTTGGACGCATTAGAACGGAAGCTGGAAGAGATGAAGAGCCTTGAAGCCGTGAAGCAATGTGTTGCTAAGAACACAAAGAACATGGGTTCATTGGCTCAAACCACAGTACCGGTCAGAACTGGTAATCTGAAAAACTCAATGACAACAGAAATCAACGATTTTGAAGGCGAAATCAGCTTTGACGGTTGCAATTATGCAAAATACGTTGAATACGGTACTCGTAAGATGTACGGACGCTTTTACCTGAAAAAGGCGTTCGATATGACAAAAGAGCAGTTCAAAAATGATATGGAGGGCTTGGTTCGATGAATAACCCGTATGAAGAGATTTATCAAAAGATTATGGAGTTATCCAAAGCCAAAGGGTACGCAACCTTTGACTATCTCCCCGATGACGAACAAGGCTATCCATTTGTATTCGTCGGGGAGCAAGATAATACAGACCAATATACCAAAGGTCGAGTGCTTGGTAGCACTGACATTCAGGTTCATGTTTACGCCGAATTCGACCACCGAAGTGACGTCACAGCAATCATGAATGACCTGCTGGCAACGGTAGCAAGCAATCGTGAAACGCCGCATTTTCGGTATCAGGTAGTGAACTCAACCTCGAAAATGTTAGGCGACCAAAGCACAGGCATTGACCTTTGGCACGGTCTATTGACACTCACAATTCAATATCTATAAGGAGGAATTCAATAATGGAACAACCAATCGAAGGTATCGACCGCGTTTTAATGTTTCGGTTAAAAGAAAACGCAGACAAGGAAAACGCAAAGCGTTTAGCATTGCAAACAACACATACAGTTAAGGAAAGTGCTAAGGTAGCAACTACCGCCACAAAAGACGGTACAATCGTTGCACCTGGTACATTGACAACAACAATCGAAATTGAAGCCTTAGGCTCTGACACAGTAGTGAACGACATGCTTCACTATGCAGCTAAGCAACAAAAGGTTGTTGAAGTTTGGGAAATCGACTTTAGCAAGCCAGCCGGCGACAATCAATACATGGCTCAATACGGATATGGCTACTTATCAGACTGGGAAACACCAGCCAAAGTCGGAACAGACGCCACAATCAAGACAACTCTTACACTTAACGGCCAACTCGTTAAGGGCAAAGCAACGGTATCAGCTCAAGACGCTGCCACAGTAAACAACTTCTTCCGTGACACTATCCAAGGCTCAAAGGACACAGCAGCAATTCCTGATTATGTAGCTGGCGAAACATCAACAGGGACTGTTTCAGGTTCAACTTCTGCAGGTTCACAACCTGCTACAAGTCCATCAGCTTCAGGTTCAGGCAGTTCACACTAAGCGATAGATTAGTCGTTCGGTAATGATTTAACATAGATACAGAGACGAGTAGGCGAAAGCCGAGCTGAGACGATTAACAGAAAGGAAAATGATAAATGACAAAAATTAAATTAAACGGCAAAAAGTATGATTTAGTAATGCACATTAAGGACTTACGAGAATTAGGCTTAGTACCTAACGACTCACAAGGAAACATTGAAAAAATGTCAGGTATCATGAGCGGCTTAATGACTGGCGATGTGTTCACTTTGATTGACGTATTAGCCAGCTTGTTAAAAGGTCAATTAAAACGTGGCGAAATCGAAGAAGCATTGTCACAAGATGAAGACATCGACAAGATTTTTGATAAAGTTGAAAGTTTTTTCGAAACTTCTCCATTGACAAAGAAAATGGCAACGATGATTGCTCAACCAGCCAAGGAAGCATTAGCCAACCTTTAACATACGAACGGCTAATCACTGATATTTTCGCTGCGTATCCAAATTTTACTTTGGAATACATCGAGAATATGACGATAGAAGAATACAGGTGGCGTATGAAAGCGCACGGTCTAAGAACTGTGTACGATGAACGCCTCCTGTATTTTTTTGCATTCATTCAGAGAGCTACCAATTCCGTTGGAGATGACGGGGAACATTACAGGTTTAGCAGTCTGAATGAAATCATTGATTTGGACGCCGTGGAAGCACGTTTGAAAGGCTGGGACTACACACCGGCACAATCTGCGGCAATGAAGAAAATCAATAAATACAAAGCACTCTCTGAACGTGCTAAGAGAGCAGCCGAATTGGCTAAAAAACAACTTGCAG